AACGTCACCCTCAACGGGGGTAGCAGCGTCCTGAGTGTCAGCAAAACTAGCTACGTCACGCGTGGACTCCAGGCTGTCGAACAATTTGTTCATTTCCAGTGTGCTATCTCCAATCAACGTTACATTTTGACGATCCAGTGACCCACTAGGTTCACGATGCGTGGTGTTATTAATAACCGGTGCTGCTTTGCGCTTATACGGATTCCACCTGTTATTCGTACCCCATCTCATTTCCCAACGTGCTAGAGATGCATCTGTAAACGCCCGGTCTCTTTGCGTATTTGACATAGTCATGGCACACGCACTATTCCAATATCTGTAGGCTTCTTGCCACTTTAAGCCGCTAGAAGGGGACTCCTTAGCTGCCCATAGATCAAGCTGCTTAAGAGCAGCTTCAGCGGCATCTACGACCTGTTGCCGGGGCCTGAGGGTGTCCAGGTACCACCGGGCAAGTATGGCCTGAGTCCGACGATAAGACCCTGCGATAAGAAGCTTACCCTGGGGCGGTGCGGTTTCGATAAAGTTGTTTATCAGAACAGCAGCGTCATGGAGGGCGACGTTTATGCGCTGATAGTTTACTGTATTGGCTGTTGGATCTTCGAGTCTTGATAACTCTAACGCCTCGTTAAATCCAAAAACCTCGATGAAGTAATCTACAGTAGCCGGATTACAGTTGTTGGCAACCCCGTAGGCGTCCGGGGGCGGGGTATATTGGGCCACGGGTGTTTGATATCTTGTCTACTTAGCTTTCAACTAGACGATAAAAAATCCCGCCTTTTGGGGGCGGGAAGAGTGAAATATCACGTCAGAGGTTAGGATGCACCCACGGGGTTAAGAAGGACAGCACCAGCGCCACAGCGACCGGTTTCGCCCATACCCACCAGCTCGAAACTACGTTCGACCAGGATGTCACCTTCAAAAACACGGCGGTCCATGTTAAAGCGCTCAGGGGTGGAGATAGGGTAGCCAGCCAGCGTATAGGTATACGCATAAGCGGGGTTACCATAATTTGCATCCAGAGCAGGAGTGAAACCATCAGTTGCACCGCTGGGGTGGTAGAAGAGAAGAGCCACGTTGTTGTAGATATTCTCCAGGGATGCGTTGTCCTCACCAAGCTTAAGGCGGCGGGCGACGCGAATCTCGTCGAGACCAAAGATCTCAGCAAGGGTCTTCTCGTTAACCAGTACGCCACGTTGCATGAAGTCACGAATACGCTTGTTACGCTTCAGGGCGTTAAACGCATCGGGGGACAGCACGAGCTTGTTGGGATAGCAACCAATCTGGCTACGAACCTGCTCTTTAAGGTCGTCCATCAGCACTTCCGCGTCGGAAGTAGGACTATTAAACTGATCAGCGCCACTGTTATAGTTTGCGAGATCAAGCACGTTGCCAGTTTCATACTGGGTAACATCAAGGACCTTTTCGGACACTTGAATTTCCCAGGATTGCATGAGACGGCTAGCAGCGTCTTTAGCGGCGTAAGCGCGAAGATCGATTGCAGCAGCACCGTTCTTGGCTTCAGCAGCAACTTCTTCAGCGATTTGCCAGCTAATCGCTTCTTGACGAAGTGAGAAGCTCCGGGTCCCGAACTCATTCGAGATTTTCTGAATGTTCGTACCAGGTGAACGCAGGAAGTTCTGCGCAGCGAAAGCCTCTTTACCGAATGTAAGAGTACGACCAGCACGGACGTTCATTGACACGGAGGGCGCGAAGAAAGTCGCCACACCGTCAGTATTTTTGTAGCCTTGCGCAAGTTGCGTGAGGATAGGATCAATAACCCTAACCTGATCAAGATTCATCATGATAGTTACCTCCTATTCTTAAGAACCAGCTTCGTTACCGAGTTTCACTCGGATGTATTGGCCAGCACCGGCAGTACCGATGGCGTCCAAAGAACGACCAAGAATTAAGCCCGCACCAGCAGTACTGGTACCAGCACCTGCAGCGTCTGCATACACAGCGTCGTCCACAGCGAAAGTAGAGCCGGAGTCGACTTCGACGATCGCAATACCTGTAGTCACCACACTCATCAGACCCTGGTAAGGGAAGACACCAGGCTTATTGGGGGTGGTAGAAGGGTTGCTCTGACCTTCATAAGCACCGGGCCAGATATAGGCAGTAGCACCAGAAATAGCGGTCTCAGGAGCGGGAAGAACAGTCGCTGATGTATCGCTGGTCCGAGTCATAACACGGAACAGTTGAGCACCAACCTTGATGGTGTCACCGACTTTCAGTTCAGGGTCAAAGTTTGTAGTAGTACCAGTCACGACACCAGCAGTGTCGATAGCCAAAGTACCGCTCAGCGCGGTCATGGAGGAATCTTCGACCTGGTAGCCCTTGTCGGTCAGTTCTCCTTGACCATAAATCTTGTACACATTGACGCCAGCGGCATAACCGCCAGCAGCAGGGTACGCACCACTTCTTTTAACAAAGCGGCAACGTTCGATACCATTAGCAAGTGCTGTAGCATCGGTCACAGTGACCGTCTCTACGTACTTATGGTCGAACGACATGTAACGAGGATCAGTTGCCATTATTCAGCATTTTCGTTATTGTCTTGTGGCACACGGAGACGTATCTTCCGTGGACCTAAAATGAATCCGGTGTAACCTAACAAACAGCAAGTTGATAACCGTGTTATCATCTGTTTGCCGACAATCAACGGTTGTCGTTGTTACAAAACTGTGTGGATGCGTCGAGAAACTATTTCTTGCGTGTTACCCCACTACAGGTATCAGTCTTCTTCAATTACGAGTTTCAACGATGACATAAAGTCAGTGTTGTTTTTCTCGGAATACTCCAAAGCCTTCGCATAAATCTCGGCATTACGCTCGTCATACACATAGCCATCAGCGCTGGGGCTAGGAGCCTTTTTCTTCTTAGGGGGAGCAGAAGCCGGAGTAGCCACTTCTTCGAATGAAACCATATTAGGGAGATTTTCCAACATGTTCTTCATGAAGTCGAATTGGCTAGTTTTACCGGACTCGCTGAAGTTAACGGAATTCTTTGCGTTCAAAGTTTCCATAAACCTGGAAAGGTCAGAAATCGGAACAACCTGTTCGGTCAACTTTCCTCCGCCATAGAGTTTCTCACAGAAATCAGTGATTTCCTTTTGACGCATAAGTCGACGCTGCGAGGCAAGTTCTTCTTCTAGTTCGGCCACTTTCAGGGACAGGGGGTCCGAAGAATCCTCTTCGCTAAAGGAGGCTTCAGTTTCAGTGCTAGTCACTTTTTCCTCGGAAACTTCAGGTTCTGAGTAACCCATCATTCCCATACCTTCTCCCATCTCTTGGGATCCCTGGGCCATCTGGTACAGAGCCATAATCAATTGCTCTTCTGTGTATTGAGATGCAAGATCTGCTGCTACGGCTTCGTCGTCGTCACCGGACACATCGTCAACGCCTTCTTCGGATCCGGCTCCAGGTTCGGGTTCTGGTTCGCCGCCCATCTCATCCTCACCACCCCCGGGTGCTTCACCCTCCATACCATCGGGGCCAGCGCCATCTTGGTCAACAGGTGCACCTTCGCCCCCGCTTTCATCGCCCATCTCTTCACCGTCAGGGCCCTCGACCATTGAAGACACTTCCATATCAGGCTCCATCGGAGAAGATTGGCCAGGCATCGGTGCCATGGATTCCGGATCTCCGTACTCCATGTCGTAAGGAGCAGGTGCACCAGTCTCCTGGACATCCTCCCCATCGTCGTCTACGCTTTTAACACCGTTAATGTTCACATTAACTGTCATACCCCGTCCATCAGCGTGATCGACAACCTTCTGTTCAGCGGGGGCTTCGGTTTTTCTTTTAGCCATAGTAGGTAAAGTTTCTTGAAATGAAATAGAAGACTCCGTTGGAGTAATTGTGATCGAGCCTTCGGGGCAATTTTCTGCAAAGGCCGTAAGACCTTTAACTGCCGGGATTGACACCAGTCCCAGGTGGCGCAGGGCCAGTTGACCTGGTGTCGGGTTGGTATCGGCATCGGGTAGGTAGAACGAGCTACTTACCTTTTTAAAGACACCGTCGCGGACAAGGCGTTCTGCTTTAGGGGTAAGTTCTACCTTTCCCCATAACGATTTGCCTTTCCGCCATACTTCGCGCACCCAGCCCAGGGCTGGAGTACCATCGTCCTGGTCGTGTCCGATAATTAACGGGGCTTCGTGGGTATCAGGGTTGTACCCGTTTACCACCCCATCCAGATCTTCATCCGCAAACGTCATTTTTTGGCCACTAGAACTAATCTGTGGACCAGACCTAAACAGTTCGATATACACCGTACGTTTAGGTTGTTGTTCGGTCAGAGGTTTATCCTCATTAATGACACCTTCCTGGTCCGGGATCAGAGGTCCCGGTTTAATATCAGCGCGAAGTCTTCTAGACATATCTATCTTTCAACGTTACTCGTTAATATTGGTGGCATTAAGGAATGAACTAAATCTCTCCTCGTTCCGGCTGAAGCTATCGCTCAGCAGGGAGACTTGACCAGCGGGGGTGCGAACGATGGTGACCGCGAGACGCTCAAGAGTCGAGGCAGTAGCAACGTATGCATCCATACGTACGGTACCCTGATCAAGAAGAGCATCGCTGTTATTAGATTTGCCACACACAACGAGATATGCCTGGTCCGGACGATTACCCAACAAAGCACCCTGACGATAAAATTGGTTCAGGATCTGGTTAGCTATGGACTTAACTCTGCTATAAACAGTACCTGCTGAATCGATAGATTCAAACAAAATATCGTCAAAGCTACGGTTCATAACATCGATGAGGACGTTAAGAATCACCCGAGTATTTACAAAGCGGAACTGTGGGCTACTGGATAGGGTGCGTGAACCCCACACGACAATGCCTCGATTAGGCAACGAACGAATCGGGTTAAGACCCAGTGCGTACGTAACTTCTTGTTGTTGGGAGCTAATGTTAAACTTGGTGCCCACAACACCGCGTAGTGGATAACGTGCTCCGGCGGGAGGTTGCTGGAATCCCTCATTAATAAATCTGCCGCATGCCGCTCCTACAACGAATCCACTAGCAGGAACAAACCGGTCACTCAGGTTTTTAAGATACGGGGCATAGAAAGCAGCGTTTCCATAGAAAGCTCCCACAGTCCTCTTGACAGCATCTAGCTCGTCCTGGGCTTGTGACAGGTTCTCAATATCACCACCGCAGTCGATTACGGCAACGTGTTGAGTGTTGCTAATTCCCTCGGTTACACCGAATCGACCCTCAGCAGCCGCAACAAGGGACTGAGTAACTTTAAGGCGCTCAGTAATAGCTTCGCTGCGCGAGGAGAGATCGGAATCAACACTGTACGAGAGGGTTTCGTACGCTTCTGGTGCCAAAAGGAATCCGGGGGCATAGTACTCATCGCTCATGCCCTTCTCGATTGCGTACACAAAGTCCTGGGCTTTAGCGGATGAGGTAACTTTGTAGCCCTCGTATCCCACATTCTCCTCCAGGGAGGTGAGCTTGACGACATTGCTGTCAAGAAGTCCTTGACGATTTGTACCGGGAAGTACCGGACTCACCAGTCCGTTTTTGGCTGTAATGCGAATTTTAAGAACGTATTCGAATGACTCGAATCCGTTAGCCAGGGATTTATCCAACCTCGCAGTTGCACCGGATATGAGGGTGGTTGGGAAAGGAGAAGCGACTGTGGCCGTAGTATCGTTGGCAATACTGGCTACTTCGTAGCGAACACCGTTAACAACAATACGATCACCAACACCGATTTCTTGCTGGAATAGGGTATTAGTACCGGTGACATTACCAGAGATGTCAATACTTAAAGTACCCGTTAAGGTGATATCGTCCAGATCAGGGCGAATAAATGGTGTACCATGAACAGCCACCGTGTTATCGGTCAACTTGTAACCGTTGTTCGGCACATAGCTAGTACCGCTGTAATTCGACCCGGTAGCAACTGCTTCAACTTTGTAATACTCTGAAAGTTCTTTTTCAGTGAGAATATTAATAAGTTCATCTCTTAATGCTTCGGCTAGCTCTTGTGGATCTTTACCGTTTACAATAATGGCACGATTCTCACCGGCAACGCTGACATAGAAGACCTGAACTGAGTCAGGTAAATATCCTGCACGAGTTATAGAACCACCACTCTCCGACACAGTTCCTGTCGGCACAATTGGATCGTTACTACCGTTTTCAAGTCTTGCAAAAGTTGTAGTACCCAGATCGTATTGCCAATAGGCTGCGTCGGCATCAACCCACTTGTCTCCAGATCCAACACCGGAGCTAAAGTCTTTGCTGACGGCAACATACTTGTCATCGGCAATAGTAGCAACTCCGATATTGTCTAGGTAAGCCTTTAAAATATTAGATTGATCTGTAGCCGGAGTATAAGTGCCGGGAGTAGCGGCATTCGTCGCTGCGATAAACAGGCTAATCTGAGAACCATCCAAGTAAAGAATAGGTTCGCCAGTTCCAATGTCTCTGCTGTTACAACGGAAATTAATATCCTTGACAGAAGTAAACAACTTAACG